TACACGATCAACAGCAAAAACACTGTGGCCTTGGTCCAACAATTTTAATACAGTTTGTCCACCAATGTATCCGGCCCCGCCGGTGACTACGACTCTCATGATTGGACCTTTACCAATGGATATTTGGCATGAGCCACATGGTCTCTGTAGCGATTGCCACTGCGATTCCAGGTCTCTCCACGTCCACTCAAGATTTCACATATACGATCAATGGTTCCGTGATTCCAATCACTGATCAAGCCCATGTTGTGATGTGGTTGTTCCAACAATGCATACAATTTGTGTTCGGCATCATCGATGCTCCAAGGCACATACAGTCGATCGGGATCGTTGGCAAAGGTTTCAGGAAAACTGCGATAGGCTGGATACAGCACATTGGCGCCCAGGGTGTCTGCTTCGCTGACTGTGTTGCTTACCCAATCCTGCAAGGCGCAGTTGAACAAAACTCGAGTATCATTTAACAATTCATAATAACGATTTTTATTCAAGTTTTCGTAGATTTCTAAATAGCCTTTGTGTTGCAGACGTCTTGCACGTTCCACATATTCAGGATTGTTACTACGCAATGGTCCACCCTGGAACACAGCAAAAGAGATGTTTCGGCCGTTTGGTTGTGATTTAATTTTTTCAACCAAGTCCATGAAGAAGCCAGGTTGTTTCTCTTGATCAAAGCGTGCGGCAAATCCCACACGCATTTTTCTATCGGCAAATGGACGTATGTTTTCTGCACCACCAATGCGTTCCAGCACTTCTGTTTTGCCAAATGCTAGGCCACTGATATTGTAGATTGGAGCCGACCATCCTGCAATACGCATGTGTGCCACCATCTCTTCATTGGTGGCCAGTACACCAGTCACAAACTCATTGACCATTTTTTCATACAAGTCCATCCATTTGGCCATGCCCCATACATGCACAAAATCATCTGGATCAATGGCCTGTGCAAGACAACGCACCCAGACTTTTGGACGTCGATAATCTTCGATCTGATCCATGATGTAGGGCAAGCTCTCAATACCGGGCTGGAACATGTCTTCAAAATACACAACGTCTTCACCAGTAACATCGCCGTTGCGCATCATCTGCACTAGATTCATCATCTGGCTCATGGCAAAGTAACTGCGTCCATGTGCATCTAAGACCTGTCCTACACTGATGCTCTGTGAATTGTCAATGGTAGAACCTGGCACATAGATCACTTCAATGCCACGGCGTTCAAACACTCTACGGTTCCACTCAGTGAGTTGCAAGGTATAGCGAGCTTCGTAGCTCTCTAGGCTCATGTAGAATAGTTTTCTCATACGTTGCGACCCAGTCTTCTAGCATCTTCCAACCACATGTTCTTGGCATTCTTGCCTTGGCTGAACTTGTTGTACTGTTGCCAAGCATAGCTCTTGAAGTTGTAAAGATCTTCTTCACGGAATCTGTAACCAAAGTCTTTACAAAAATCCAAAAAGCGATCTAGTTCTTCCATGACCTGGATGGCTCGGGGGTTGGGACGGTATTCACGCTTGCCCATAGTGTTTCCTTTTTAAATTACAATTGATTGGTAAGGGCGAGTAAGGTTATAACTAATGCAGCATCCGTTCTCGCCGTCTTCGGATACTTCAATCACTACAGCACGACCTGGATAACGGTCGGCTATTTGTATATATAGGTCATCTGCGATCATCTCGCAACTTTTCCAATCAAGTTCTAAAACGGTATTCGAACCGCTATACAACGCTTCGAGCCATCGTTTGAACTGGATGAACTCGATGTCTCGGTCGTTGTGGAACACATCGATTGACACCCTGAAATGAAATATATGGCGATGAGGATTAGCAAGGAACGCGACATCATATTCTCCTGCTGTATTTAACTTGGGATCTGTTGCGGCCGCTGGATAGCAATGGATACCTTCCCGGCGGAATGTAACCCAAATTTGTCGTTGTGCGACTTCCTTAATTCGTTCGACGGTTTCACGTTGTTGTTGTATCATTTTTGTAATAGTTCCATGGTTACAATTTTGCCAATTGATTCGGCTAAGTTTTCTTCTTGGGTGATAATATGCAGTTTAACACGATTTTCGTCCTTCTTGTGATCATACCAACGAGACTCTACTATTGTACCACCCGACACTGCCTGCACTTTGAACACAATAGGATCTGGTAGATCAATACCACTTGGACTGTCATCACATAGTTGTTCGTCACCTAATGAAACACTAATGTTTCCGAGACCTAGACTGCTGGGCCTGCTGGGCCTGCTGGGTTCGGCATCTATTAAAAAATGAAGCAGTCGTTGTCTTAGCCAGTGTTTCATTCCGAATCTCTCATTTCACGAATCCATTCATCCACACGAGCTTCGGCTTCGGCCTGGCTCATGGCCGGCACTGTGATGCGGTATGCGGTGCCCGGCCTATGGTGGATATCATAGCGTATGGTTCCGTTGAGAATCATGTCGTTTTCATCTCGCAACACTGTGAACTCCTGCAAGTGCATGGCACGATAAATTGCGTTTTCTGCTTGCTCTTTGACATTCATTTTATGACCTCATCTTGGGTATATTTAGACCAAGGTGTAAACACCCGACGTTTTTGTAAATCGTGTAGACTGTGACACCATACCCCGGCATTGGTCGCTTCAAAATCACGATCATCAATTTTCAAGGTGGCATTGTAGCCAAACTGTTTGATATAGGGCAGTTTGACAGATATCATGGGTATGAAGTTGTTGTAGTCTACCAGACTGCTTTCTAACAGGCCTTCGGCACAGGAGACATCAAGATCTAAAGTGCAAAGTATCCTGATGTCAAGACAGTCCGAGATCATGCGTTCCCAAGGACGCCATCCATCGCCATCATAGATTTCTAGGTTGGGGAAACTCTGGTTGGCACCAAAGTAAATGTGTTCACAACCGTGATGTGTATACCAGTGGCGTATATTCTCCACAGGTTGTAGGCCTACTACAAACAATGTCTTTAATCCATAGGCAGGAGTGTGTTCTACTTCAGTGCCTACAAAGAATCGGGCAGATTCGTGTCCTTCTCGGTTCATTTGACTTGTTCATGTTCGAGTTGATCTAATCGGGCCAGTTGGTCCGGGCTAAAGTCTTGTTCTAATTGTACACTATCCTCATCCGCTTCGTCAACAGTTTCGAACAAAGCATTGAACTGGCTGTGTGCGTTTTTGGCTTTCTTGCCTTTGAATCCACGTGTGCCCACAATGTCCATCCAATAACGGTCATAGTGTTCAATTATAGCCTCTGCTTCTGCACGATCCGGCGTGGCAAATATGGCATCCACAATGTCCTTGAATCGGGCATGGTCACCATTTTGATTCCACATCATGGCTGGCCACGATCCGTTGTCGTATGCACGATTGGCACGTTGTACCGATTCAATATGCATCCACACATTGTGTCCCATTAGCAGAGCATAACTGAATGAGTCCCACGACGTCTTGCCTTCTTTGCCAATCTTGTTGAGATCACCGGGCTTGTAGATACAGATGTCCTTCATCTGTAACTGTTGACTGATTGGGCTTTCATCAAAGTGATTGATCAGGCCATCGGCAATCACAGCAGGACCAAACTGACGAGTATCAGTAGCATACTTCTTGTCGTCTACAATGGGGCTCATACGATAGCACCATTTGTCGTTGTGTGGCAAATCAATATGATGATAAACTTGACCGTTGGCTGTGGCCAAGAACGGACTGGCACAGTCAAAGCTGATGGTAAAACTTGGATTCACATACTTACGCACTGCACGTTGAATATCTGTGAGCAACACTGCCCATTCCAGTTTACTTGTGCCCAAGAAGTGCATCCAATCGTGAACACCTTCTTGTAACAAGTTGTCATGACGTAATGCTACTAATCGTTTTAACACCAAGTGTACGTCACACATGTTCTGACCACCCATGGCCCAACCATCAAAGTGCGTGTCAGGATACTTGGCAGGATCACAGTAGTCTTTCATGAGATCATACCAGCGATCAGCGTCAGCATGATTGGCGCCTTGTAGTACGTTTAAGATCTTGGTACCACCGTTGGCCTTGCCCTTGCGGTGACGCATGAAGTATTCGTTGTTGTACTTGGTAGCATCCACAGCTTCTTGTAGCGTGCTGATCTGGCATTTGTCACTGGCATTTTTATCATGAATGACCCAGGTCGGAATATCAAGGGTCATGCAATAATCACTGATGTTGTCTAGCCATTTCAGCACGGCCTCACGTTTCTTCTGTGCTTTGGGACAACCTGAGTTGGCCTTCCAGTCACCTTCCCACAAGCCCTTGGCAATCTGGAATCCACCCGAGTCGCCCAACATGAGTGTGCCAGGATCTCTGTTGCGTACCATGTCTTCTGACCAGTCCTGCTTGTTCAAATCTAGATTGGCATGCCCACCTGAATACAGACTCCAGCGATATGGAAACAGACCTTTGGCGCTGTTAAGCCAATTCATCTGTTCCATGTCTGGAATACCTGCGGGCATCCTTGCTGGATCCACATAAGGACCCGCCACAGGATCACGTTGCTTGCCTACAAATGTGGCGTAGAAACCACTGATAGCTGGCAGGAACACAGCATAATCATTCTGCTTGGCGGTTAGATTGTCTTGGCTCACTTGCTCTGTGCTGGAAGAATATAGTTATAAACAGCAAGTCCAGAGTCTACAGTAATCATGGCCGCACCATCATCGCTGATCTTGAATGTCTTGTCACCAGTTAGATCAAGAATACCAATCACAGTCTTGATTGGCCAGGACCATGCACGTTTTAGTGTACCGGTTACACCAGGATGGAACACAAAGTTACCTGCATGAGTTGAATGGTCACCAAAGAAAAACTTCAGGTCACCGTTTTCAGTCTTGGCCTGGAAGTTGACTTCTTCAGCATTGGCCTGTGCCTGCATTTTGAGTCGCTGGATAGACGCCACAGTCGGCACAAACTCGATGTGCCAGTTTACACCTTTGAACTTGACAGTTTTCAGTTTCTCGTTGACAATCTCACTGGCCATGAATCTGTAGTTGTTTTTAAAGTCGCCAGTGGCATTTTTAAAATTAATACCGTCGGGTGCACCGGTGTCTTTGCGTGTCAAACTTAAATCTGCGTTTTCTTTGTACTCTTGCAAGTTTAATAGGATCTTGAGCTTGCTTAAATTAGGCATGCCAAAGTTACCAATAAAGTCTGCGTGTGGTTGTGCAAATGTGCCTTCTACCACCACGCTACGATCTTCGGCCAAGCCGTTGATCACAGTGCTTTTGTCATCACCGGTGATTTTTACCAGGTCAATAACGCCCAGATCATGTGTGTGTTCTACTAAGTCTAGTAAGTGATCTCTCATGTAATTCTCCTTTGTGTTTGATTATACAACGTTTAATTAGGATATGCAACAACTTTGGCAAAACTTTGACCGCCTTTGACCGTGGTAAGTGTTCCAGGTTTGCGTAACTCTAACCAAGTACTGGGCCCACCGTCATGCCATGAATACAGTATTTCGTATCCGAGACTGACCACTAAATCTTTGACAAGGTATCCAGGAGTGTAACAGGCAAAATGTTGTTCAACCAACATAACGGCTTGCTCACGGTCGCAGTCATTGAAGGTCATGATCAATACGCCTCCTGGTTTGAGTTTTTGAAAAATCTCAATGAGATATCGTTTGATGATTTCCAAAGGACGAAAATTGAACAAATGATAAACCAAGCACATGCCAAATTGGCCCTCTGGTATTTTGATCATCATAGGGTCTGTTTGTCTTTCATTGATCACATAGGGTCTTAACCGACGCTGATATTGCTCTGGAAATTTGTTGATGGTTGGTTCCAACAGCTCATAACTTTCGTCAATGATATACAAGGGATCGAAACTTACCATGTCGTAGATAAAAGTTTCTAACCCTGGACGTATAACCATGCCAGCATATTGCCAGTCAGTGTAGTTTAAAAGACGTGTTTGCAAAGCGATACGAGATTCAGTTGATATTGGACTATGTCTTTTAAGAATGTATTCTGCGGTTTCGTGGCACATTTCACATTCGTATAATCTGTAACTTTCAACAAACCAAGCCGGCTCTTGCTGTGCAATTAATTCTTTGATTTGGTGTCTGAGTTGGTCCAACAACTGTTCAAATTTCTCAAAGTTTTTTTGTATGGTTTCTTGCTGGGTTGTCAATTTATCTACAAATTGATCTATCTGCACGCTGTTTGTTTGTACCATGTGCATGATCTTGGCCAGATCTCGATCAGCTGTTTGGCCAACAAGCAATGCACTTGTTTCCTCCAGATAGTTGCGGTAGGCGATCAGTTCGCTTAGTTTCATATCACCACTCAAATAAAGTTTGGAAGGTGTTTTCTGTATTGGTAGCACTGGCCAAATCCCAGTCCAACACACCCAGCAAGTTGTCAATCTTTTGATCTACCACAGTTGCTTCCATCTCACTGTCGTCAAACGGTAGTTCTTTAAACCACTGTGGCAAATGAATCTCGTCTGTGGGATACCCTATGCTGGTCCAGCCCAAGGGATTGGATTTTAATTTACACACAATGGTCTTCATGCCATCAACAATCTGCATGCTGTATTTGTCGCTGTTCATCCGGCGCAGATTGTTCCAGTTGATGGCTGCACGCACATGACCTGGCATGTTGGCTCGGCCCTGGCGTTCTTCTTCCTTGGCATACTTGGTCAAGTTGTTCACACGTTTGGGACTGCCCTTCTCCCAACCTGGTCGCTCTTTAAACTTGTACTTGAACTCGCGAATTTTTTCAATAATCTGTTCACGACTTGTGCCGATCAAAACCTCGTCAAGAATTTCGCTTAAAAACTCTTGGATAATCTTGGGAGTATCACTACGCTTGAGATCAAGACCCATGGCTTTTACTCGGCCAGGGCTACCGTGTGTGTCCACACGCTTGTTCTCTTTGTCATAGTACATGACAGCATAACGCTTTTTAGTAATAAACAAGCCTTTGCTGGCCACAATTTCGCGACCACCGCGGATTACATCGCCCATCTCACGCGGCACATGGAATGCCTGTTCCATAAATCCAGGAAAGCTATCGTTGACTTGATCAGCAATACTGTTGTACAGTTGAACAGCAATTTCTCTGTTCCAGGTCATGTTGCCAGCTTCTATTTCTTTTTGCAACACTGGATAGGCCGAGAAATAACATGAGTCTGTGTCGCCATAGATGATTGCTTCGCCCACATGATCATACTCACCGGTGATACATTCGTTTACATAAGCATCCATGTGACGGGCAATGGCACGACCAGTAAGAGTTGTGGATTGACCAATACGCTTGTCAAAGAACCTGCAACCAGGATTAAGAATAGCACCATAAAGACTGTTGAGGTTAATCTTTTTAACCAGTTGCCTTTTATCCCAATATTCTTCATCTTCTGCATTTTTACATTCTTTCAATTTGGCCTGCATTTCTTTACGCTCGGCATACCAGCGTTTTAACAAGCCGGGGATGACTGCTTCCTTCTCGTAAGTAAAGATAGTGCCATTGGCCGTGATCATCCAAGGGCGGTTGCTATCAAAAATTATCTTCCATACATCAGCGGCACTGTGTACACTCTCTTCGCCATCTTTCCAATCAATGGTAATTTCCGTGCCCGGTTCGGTATTCATAACAGCCGTGTATTCTAAACTGCCAAACAGGCCTTCCCATGCGGCAGCAAAGCTGGACCCACTGCGTATTTTATCGCCAATATATCGTTCGGTCATTATGGGACGCAACTGCCCGACGATGGTTTCTGGTCCCATGTTAAGCGCACGAATGGCACTGGGATACAAACTGTTGATGTCTATACTGCCTACATACTCGTGGATGCCTTTCTTTGGAAATGCAACATAAGCTCCGGCGGCCTGTGTGTCTTCATCACTGTAGCGTTCCTTGCGATTAGGCACAACCATGCCGCGCTCGTGCGCTTCATTGATAATGGCCTGTTCTGTTACAGCCACAGCACCCATTGTGGTCTGCAACAACACTGTGTTCTCATGTGCTAGTGTGTTGGCAAGATCCAAGAATTTTAACTTTTTATCCAGCTTGGCAAGGATCATTGTATCTTGTCTGTTATACTCGATAAACTTTTTAAAGTTTTGATTGTACAATTGATCCAGTGTGCCTTCAAACACTGTCTTGGTTTCTTGGAGCTCGTATTCAGCAATGGCATCCAGGCTATAACTGTGACGTTCTTCGTATGTGTACTTGCGATACAGTTGCATATAGTCCATATGCACACGACCGATCAAGTCGTATGTTTCGTTTTCTGCACCAAAGCGTTCAAACACACGCTTCTTGGGATATTGATTCCATAAACAAAATCTACGTGTGTCATCTTTGCTGAGCACCCGGGTAACACGATTTACTGTGTAGGGTATATCATACCCTTCACTGTTCCAACCTGAAAGTGCATCTGCGTCTTCGATAAGATCCAAGAATGTTTTTAACATTTCTTCTTCTCGATCAAACACAATGCAGTTTTCAAACTCGCTGGCAATTTCTTGTGCCGTCTCTGCGCTCATGTGCCGGGGAGGAACAACCAAGGTAACCATTTGATCTAGCCATTGCAAATAAACTGAGATAGCAGTGATGGCATTGAATGGGTCTGTGGTCGGACTGAAGCCGCGCTCAGGATCAAAGTCCACTTCGATGTCAAAGAACGCTACGTTTAGTTTTGGACCGTCTTGGCCCTTGTAGTTTTCTTCCAGGCAACGGAATATGGGATTGATATCCGATTCATACAGTTGCTTGCCACTCTGTATGCGGATCTCTTTGCGGAACTCTTTGTTGTTGCGAGTTGAGAAACGGCTGACTGGATTGCCATAGATGCTGACAAACTTGCCGCGAGGATCATCATAGTAAAATGTGTAGTTGGGTGCGTATTCTTGATATCGCCGTTCACCGTCTCGGCGCTCAACCACATGTATGCGATCGTGTTCACGATCAAAAAGTGCGTCAATATAACTCAATACTTTCTCCAGTTATGGCTGGTCTGCCATGATTCATGTTCGTAACGTGAACGACTCGCTGATACAATGTATTTTATTGTTTTTTTAATTTTTAATCAAGTTTTTCTATGCCAGATGTAAGATTATGCATCTCATGGATTCGTTTTTTATATAATTTTTGTTGATGGTCTGAAACATCTCCTACAGATCCATAATCAAATTTTAGTGCATTAGCAAAGTCTGTATTGTTTGTTTGAGCACGAACCATGATAGATTTAATTTCATTGGCCACTTCGGAAGACATTTGATTTGGGTATAGATAAAAGATTCCCATGTTTAACCGTGTAAAGTTAGCATAATTTTTGTTCAACTCGCTTAGTTTTTTAAGACCAGAAATATTTTTATCGCCGGTTGTGCCTAATATTTCCACCTTGTCGTCTACGATTACACTGCTTACAGTGTCAAATGCCAAATCCAGATTTCCTCCAATGACATCTTTAACTGCCTCACGAGATCCCATGTATCCAACTAAAATTATCTTGTCTGAGTTAACTTTTTTAATTTGCTCAGCCATGGCATGAGTAAATGATCCGGGCCCGATGTAACTTAAAGTTACATTTGATTTTTTCATTATGTCATCAAATTTGCGTTCTTTTTTAGCAACCAACGCTAAAGGAACTTGAGCTACTTGATACAACATTGAAAAATCTTCAAAGGTATATCCGGGATTTTTATAAAGATACGGACTTACAAAAAAAGCATCGGTTGTTGCCAAAATTGTTAATTTTTTGTTGCGTGCTGTTTGTAAAGTATGCCTGGCAGCAATTGACCCACCAGCTCCAGGTTTAATTTCAAGAGTAAAAAAATATTTGTTTTGATCCTGATTGGCCTGTTGAATAATAGCTCTGGTATAGTTCAATGCACTTATACTAGCAGGAAAACTCCATACTACATTGACGTTAACGGGCGAGGCCATGACATAGTTAGAAAACAATGCAAATAAAATCAATTGCACTGATATTAAAACTTGTTTCATGTTTTTGCTTTTGTACATTGTTAATGATTATTTAACTGTTGCAACAACTCATGACGCTTTTTGTTAACATGATCACAATCATTACAGAGTTTTGCCCACCGTGGTCAAAATTTGCTCTAGTAACTCATGATCCTGTTGCTCTCTACCAAACTCACTCTTGTGTGCCAGCTTGATGGCCTTCTTGAGGATGTTGGGTTTGATATCCAACTCTTCGGCAATGGCCTTTACTGTATCATTGAGGCCGCCGGTTAGAGTTTCAATTTCGTGCATGACCTGCATGCCTTCGTTGATGACCTGGTTAAGTTTTTTGGTTTGATCTGCATTAAAGTTGCGACTGTTTGACATTTAGATTTCTCCTGTGATAGTCTAATCATTATACATGAGTCTTTTGGCAAAGTCAAACAAATTTGCTCACTTTTGGCTCAGCGGTAGCGAATCGCATTGCCAGCCCAGCAGCCGGGCATTCGGTCCTAAGGCCAAATTCTATTTGCGTCCGATTACCATGTATCGGGTGTATTCAGTTTCGGGATCACGCAGTTGCATACTTCCATGATACAGGACTTCACTTAAAGGAAAACGATCTATGATGCCCTGTGTGCTTTCAAAGTTTCGGTTAGGATCATGGTCACGTCCTTGGAGCACCACCAAGGTGCCGTTGGGTATGTTCAAAAACCATGCTCGTCCCGGCATGTTAGTAAGGCTGGTATTGACCACAACACCAGAACTGCCCAGCTGTTTGTAGTCTAGTCGGTTGGCATCGGCCAGCATGTATTCCACATTGTCAGCGCCAGCCAGGTCCAACAACCGACGGCTGGTCGTCAAAAACTCCTTGTTCTTTTCCACAAGTATGATTTGATCTGCTGTGATGCTGGGCTGTAATTTCATATACAAGGCCAGGTTGCCATACCAGGATCCCAGTATGTAGACTGCACTAAAATCTTGTTGTATGCGTGCTAGTTCCGACATCAACCAGACCTTGCTGGCTGTGAGGTCACGTGTCATGCTGCCTGACAGGCTACTACCACTGCTTTCATCTAGGTTAGGCCGGTGCGTATGGAAGTCTTGGAGTATCACTACCGTCGTCCTCGGGATATACTGGGTAAGTGTTCATTTGCCGTCCACGTGCAGTTGGCTGCCTTTGTTGAAACTGGGACTAAATGGACTGTTGGCCACTTGACCGCCTTTGCTTTGACTCCAGGCATAGCCAGCCCTATGACCCGAGCAGTCTTTGGTGCAGGTGCTACCAAGAAATTCCAGTTCATCCAGTTGTTCTTCTGTAACAGGACCACCTTCGACCCAGGCATCACAGGTGCGTTTGGCAGCACATTTAAATTTCAAAAACTTACAGTAGCCTAGATCTCCAGCATCTATGGTATCATGTGGATCACTGCCAGGTTCTGAACCAATACCTCGGGCAATGCAGTCCAACATGTCTTCACTAATGTCAAAGGCCGCACAGTTGCCACAGCGATTGGCCTTGACTGACTCTATGTCATCAGTGTTCCATTTGTCAGCCAGCTCGGCCCAGTATTCTTCGTTGGGTTCCGCAGGATTTAGTGGACCATAGTGATATTCGTCTATGGCTTTTTGGCGATTCTTAAGATTGAGATCAATGCTTTGCGTAGCTGGAGGACATCCCGACTCTATGGCTTCTAACAGGTTGATTAAATTTCTCATTAGGATTTGGGCACACAGTTGGGAACTGTGCGACCGCCTTTCTTTTTAGTACCCACTGGCTTGTAGCCTTTCCAGCAAGGATTGTCCGCAGGGTCTTTGAGTCCTTCTTGCACTGCACCCAGGATCTGCTGAACTTGTTTGACCCAACCACTTACGTCACTGGTGCCAATTTCGCCAATGTCGCCCACGTTGTAGGCCACTTCTTCTGCGGCCTGCATGACTTTTTCTGGACCATATTGTCGTAACAAATCAAGATGAGCAACCATGATACGTTTGAGTATGGCCTGTTCCACTGCTTCGGTGTCTTGATCTTCGTTAACGCTTTCAGCTGGCACACAGTTGTTGACTCTGACACCACCTTTGACCTTGGTCTTGGGGTTACCAATCTTTTTGCCTGTCCAGCACTTAGGATCTAACCGGGTTTTTGTTGCTTTAGCTTCGGACATATCAGTGGGAGCAATAGTAATAACGCTCGGATCACGTCCATCTGCTTTGAACTTGGCCCGTAATTTGTTTGCTACAGCCTCAGCATGATCGTCATTCTCAAAGTCTTTCCACTTCCGGCCCTTGATAAAAACTGAATACGGTGTGCGTGGCGTGCCTGTTCTTCGAGAAACCACGGCGTCACTCCAGCCTTCCGACACACCTTCGTCTTCAAACGGCAGGAACCAGAACCAGTTGTGGAAACCACCCGGGTTGGTGTCGTATTCCATGTGGGCACGGTTGCGGGCACCATTCATCATCTGTTTGAATTCTCTTTCAGCACCATGTAGTTCAGCATAGTTTTCTAGTTCATCATACAGTTGGCCAGCAAGGAAACTGTCTCGGTAGCGTTCAATCTTAGGAGCCAGTCGACGATATATTTCAGCCATGCCTCGACGAGGATCTGTCAAAGTCTCCGCCACACCTTCATCATACCAGTCATCTTCATCTTCTTGATCAGCATATTGGTTGTATTCGACATCACTTAGATGCATGCTGTGTTCACCGTGGTTGTACAAGTTGACAACCACAAACTTACCACTTGGGCTAAACTCAGCAACTTCACCAGTCTTGCCTTCAAACTCGTTGGGTGCTGTAACCACAACAGGATCACCCACTGACAATTTACGCTCTTGCATGAGATCCTGCCAGTGTTGACGCGGACCTATGCCGCCGCCGTGTTCGTCTACTTCATCAGAACTTTTTTTTTGATCTTCGTAGTAGCTACGGCCCCGGCCTCGGAGTAGGTCTTCTTTGCCAGGTATCTTTTCCACTGGCACGTTGCCAGGAATGCCAGCTTCGCGTACTTTATAATAGCTGTCACGTTCGTCCTTGACCTGTTGGAACTGTTTCTTTAGTGCGGCCAGAGCCTTGGGATTGGACTGATACTCAGGCTCTCGGGCACGAGCCAACAAGTCCTGCATGCGATCGTTAAGATCATCAATCCTGCGGGCTTCTAGGTCGTCAACAGCACCTTCACGCAGGTCACGTTCGTATCGTGAATCAAACAAATCTAGGCTTAACATTATTCTTCATCCATGTAATCTTGTGACTCGTCGGCTTTGCGACGACGAGCTTGGAACATCTCCAAGGCCATGACAGCGTGATCAAGATTTTCAAATCTGCTGCGCATACAACGACCTTCTCGGCGTATTTCAAATCCATCGTGTTCATTGCCGTGTATTTCAAACATGTTGCCATCTTCCATGGTCATGGTTTTGACCGGAGCCGATTCGGCATAGGTTGGATTTACAACGGGTGCTTGTGGCTCCACGATGGGTGCTATACTGGTCACAGGTTCTTGTTCAGTGGGATCTTCAGCCACTGGTTGGTCCTTGGCTCGGAGTCCCCGATCCTTTTTGTCTCGGCTTTTGAGATCTGTGTCTTCGCGTTTTTTGTCTTTGATGTCAGGATCATTGATGTCGTCTTCTACGCTTTTGATAAAGTCTGTAAACGATCGTTTGACCCGGTCTAATACATCTTCAGTGGCCACTGCTTCTTCGACCATTTCTTCATCATAGTCAACACTTTCGCCACTGCCTACAGCGTAGCCGGACATGGGATTCTTGGCGTTGGCATTGCCTCCGAGTATTTTTTGTGTTTTGGGTTTGAATAATGCAGGTAGTTGTGGCACTGATTTCTGCTGGGCGTTGAGACCTTTTTTCACAGTGGCGGGAGTAATCGCGGTTTCGATCAAGCGCAATCTTTCTACGATACTGTAAATGTCGTTGTGGTCGGTCATTATGCTCTGGCGTCTTTCAAGTAACTCTTTATTTGCCACTTGTATTTGCCATGGCTGTTTTGACGCTCGGCCATGTAATTGGCAATGTCTTCTCTGCCGGATTCTTGTGCAGAAGCTAACACCTGCATGACCAGGTCTTTCATAGTCT